GGAAGAGGAGACCGCCGCCTGATGCTTTCGCACATACCCGCAGTTCAAACCCCTAGGTGTAGTGGTAGGTTGGTCGGGTAACCACAAGATGTAGGGAGTGGATGTTATGCCGAATCCGGCTGTTCCTGTTGAGAAGAAACGGATGTTGGGTAATCCGGGGAAACGGGCTATGCCTGGCGACGATGTGGTGTTGTTGGATGGCGGCGAGGTGGAAGCGCCGGAGGGTTTGGGTAAAGCTGGGCTTCGCCTTTGGGGTGCGGTGTTTGGTGAGGGTGAGTTGTGGATTAGTCCGCGCCTCGATGTGGATTTACTGGAACGCACTTGCCGTTCACTTGACCGCCTAGTAGTACTCGATGGGTTGTTCGAAGAGGACCCCGCTAACCGGCAGACAGTGATGTCTATCAATGAGACCGAGAAGGTGTTGGCTTCACAGTTGGGGTTGCTCGGGTTTACGCCGTCGGATCGTGCGCGGTTGGGGTTGGCTGAAATTAAGCGCCAGTCAAAACTTGAAGAGTTGATGGCTCGGAATGAGGCGCGGTGACGTGGCCGCCACGGTGGCTAACCCACGACGTTGAAACTACGTCACATAAGGCTCAGTTAGCTATCGACTTTGTAGAGGTCTTTGGTGTTATCACTAAGGATTCTGTGTCGGGTCGGACGGGTTCGAAGCTGGTCTTGCGTGACTGGCAGAAAGACATTATTCGGAACCTTTACGCGGAGGACGAGAACGGCGACCTGTTGCGCTCGGTGGCACTCGTTGGCCTTCCGCGTAAGAATGGAAAGTCCGCGCTCGCTTCACACCTAGCGGTATTCGATTTATTCTTTGGCCCTAAAGGTGGTGAGACTTATTCGGTGGCTGCCACTAGGGATCAGGCGCGGATTGTGTTTGGTGAGGCGAAAAAGATTATCGAGTTCAACGAGGACCTTCGGAATAATACGAAGCTGTATCGGGACGCTATCGAGCTACCTAGTGCCGGATCGGTTTACCGGGTGCTGAGCGCGGAGGCCGGTGGGGCTGAAGGTCTCAACAGTTCGGCGGTGTGGTTCGATGAGTTGCACGCTCAACCTAACCGAAAAATGTTTGACGTCATGTCTTTGTCGATGGGTGCCCGTGGTGCTCAGGCTCATATGGTGGCGATTACTACGGCTGGGGTTCGGACGGATTCGACCGGGCGGGACTCGATTTGTTTTGACTTGTATCAGTATGGGCAGAAGGTGGCCCGTGAGGAAGTGCAAGACGAGTCGTTTTGGATGTCGTGGTGGGAGGCCCCGGAGGAATCAGACCATAAGGACCCGGAGACGTGGAAGTTGGCGAACCCTGGTTTTGGGGATTTGAACGCTGCGGACGATTTCGAGTCGGCGGTGAAGCGTACACCGGAGGCAGAGTTTCGAACTAAGCGCACAAACTTTTGGGCTTCGTCGCAGACGGCTTGGTTGCCGGCAGGGTCGTGGGAGGCGTGCGAGAGTGATATCACGCTAACACCGGAGGACGAGATTATTCTCGGGTTTGACGGTTCATTCAGTGGTGACGCGAGCGCCATTGTGTACGCCACTATTCCGAAGGGTGAGGATGACCCGGTAAAGGTTGGGTTAGTTAAGGCGTGGGAAAAAGACCTTACGGTGCACGACGACCAGTGGCGGGTAAACATCGCAGAGGTAGAACAAACGATTCTCGATTTTTGCCAGGCGCACCCGAAGGTTCGAGAGGTGGCGTGTGACCCGTTCCGTTGGCAAAGGTCGATGGAGGTGCTCGAAGAAAAGGGTGTCCCTATTGTTGAGTTCCCGTCTACGTCTCCGAAACGTATGGTGCCTGCCACGCAGAAGGTGTTGGATGCGGTGATGGAACACAAGCTCATCCATGACGGGGACGGCCTACTTGCTAGGCATGTGGGGAACGCTGTAACCAAAATCGACAACCTAGGTTCCCGCATTGTGAAGGATCAGCGCAACAGTCCCCGCAAAATTGACGCGGCGGTTGCTATGGTAATAGCAGTTGACCGGGCGCTTACGGGTAGAATCGAACAAGTAGTGCCACAGTTTTTTGTATAAGGGGACATATGTCTACGTTTGTTCAGGTGGCCGGTTTGGGCCTCATTGTGGTTGGTGTGGCGTTGCTTAGTATTCCGGCGGCTGTTATTACTGCCGGTGTTTTGACCGTCATAACCGGATTGGCTTTGGCTCAGTAATGTTGGAAAAGTTTTTTAGTAATCGGGCGATTTCTTACCAGACGCTTTTTGCTTCGGGTGATGATATTGCGCTGGGTAACCTGTCCGCCACGAATATAAACCCCGACACGGCTTTCCAAGTTAACGCTGTCTACAGCGCGGTGAGTTTGATTGCGGACACTGTTAGCACGTTGCCTTTGGATGTGTTTGTGCGCCGTGATGGTTCACGGTTTCCTTTTCGCCCGAAGCCGGATTGGGTAGACCGCCCCGACGTTGACCTTCCCCGTGAGGCCTTCTACTCGCAGGTGATTACGTCTCTGCTGTTGGACGGCAACGCTTTCATCCGCGTGTTCTCGAACCCGCAGGGCCAAATTGTCAACATGATGACTCTCAATCCGACGAAGGTTGAGATTGACCGGGCTCCTAACGGTCGGCTTGTCTTCCACGTTGAGGGTGAAGATCGCCCACTGACCTCCGACGACATTGTTTTCATTCCAGACTTGGTGCGTCCCGGTAAGGTGCGTGGCGTTAATCGTGTGAAGGCGTTGCGGGAAAACTTTGGCTTGTCGCTTGCTCTGGAGAACTTCGCGGCCACATTCTTTGGCCAGGGCACAAACATGAACGGTGTAATCGAGTACCCTCACGACCTCACCGCTGAGCAGGCTAAACAGTTAACCGAGTCTTTTTCGTCTAACCACATGGGTTGGAAACGTGGACACAAAACCGGTGTCCTCACCGGTGGGGCTTCGTTCAAGTCCACACAGATGGACCCGGACAAGTCACAAGCCATTGAGGCTCGCAGGTTCGCCGTGGAAGACATCGCTAGGGCATTCAACGTCCCGCCACACTTGCTCGCAGTGCCCGGAACAAACTCCTACGCTTCGGTGGAACAAACTAACCTCGCATGGGTGACCCACGGGTTGCGCCCGATTATTCAAAAGATTGAGGGTGCGCTTAGTCCGCTTATGGCCCGTATCCCTGGCGGTGAGGGTGCGTTCCTCCGCTTCAATATCAACGGCTTACTGAGGGCGGATTTCCAAACCCGCATGTCGGGTTATTCGACCGCGCTCCAGTCCGGCTTTATGGCGATTAATGATGTGCGCCGGTTAGAAGACTTACCACCGATTGCCGATGATGCCGCCACAAACGTTAGGGTGCCCTTAGCAAATGTGGCGATTGATGAGTCGCATGTGAAGGCTCAGAGTGAACGGGTGAAGATGGCGCAGGCTTTGGTCCAGGTTGGTTATAACCCGACCGAGGTGTTGACGGCGCTTGACCTGCCCGATATTGGACACACTGGTCTGCCGTCGGTTCAGTTGCAGGGTGTGGCGCAGGTTGACCCGGAGGACCCGGACGCCCAATATAAAGATGAGGTTTCCGAATGAGTTTGGTTGCTGAAACCTTCACTATTGGCACTGCCGTCGAACGGGTAATCCCTGGCCTGCATTATTCGCAGGACATTATTATCGAGAACCGCGAACCGGCTTCAACTTCGCACGCTTACGCTAAGGCAGGGTTCCAGTATGGGCTTTACCGTGAGTTCACAGTAAATCAATCCGCTACAGCAATTTTTGAAGTATCTACTGGCGCGGGTGGGTTGCAACTTGATTTTTACGAGATTCTGTCCACGGTGGCACCGGTTAAGGCTGACTTAATTGAGGGCGGCACTGTTTCAACAAGTGGTGCTGCTATCCCGTCGTATAACTTGAACCGTGACTTTGCGGACGATGCTGAAGCAACTTTCACGGCCGGCACTGCCCTTGCTGGGGGCACCGTTGTGGCCTCGGAGTACATCACGGCGGATAAGCACGCAGTTGGCGGTGGGGCACGTTCGGGGAAGATTTACACGTTAAGCCCTAATACTGATTATGCGTTCCGGTTTGTGAACAAGGGTAATCAGAATACGGTGTGTTTTTTTCAGATGACTTTTGCTGAGAAGTTTAACGGCGCGAATGCTGTAACGATCGGTGATGACACTGGCACTGGGTTTCTGTTGGCTGGTGGTGAGCGTGTCCAGTTCCGTGGGGACGAGGGCCAGTCGATTTATGCCCAGGCGACTGATTCTGCTGAAATTGTGGTGGTGAGACAAAACTGATGCCTTATTTGATTACTGATTCCGCGGAGGGTTGCCCAGGGTGGGCGACTATCAAAGATGACGGCGAAGTGATGGGGTGCCACGCCACTAAACAGGATGCTATCGACCAGGCGCTCGCAATCGCACAGGCCGAAGGATCAGAGTTTCTTGGCGAACGGTCTACCCGTGAACTGCCCGACAACTACCGACCCGCCACATCGGAGGATGTGCCCGAGGGGCGCGCCTGTGGCAACTGTATTTTCTTCAATGAGGAAAACGTGGACGAAGAGGGCCGCGCATTTTGTGAACGTTGGGACGAATACGTTGAGGGCGGTTTTTACTGTAATGCGTGGGAACCGCGTGATGAGGCTCGCCAGGTTGACTTGTCGCCTCCGGCTTACATGCGTGCAAGTGCCAGGAGAGGCCTTGAGTGGCATTCTGAGGGCCTCTCAGGTGACGGCCTAGAGCCTAGGACGGTTGAGGAAGCTAGGGCCTTAGCTGAAGGAAATGTGACACCGGCAAAATGGGGACGTATCGCTGCGTTCATTTCACGTCACCTTGTAGACCTGGAAGCTCCTGCCGCTTCACCCGATCACCCGGACTATCCGTCACCTGGTGTGGTGTCGATGGCTTTGTGGGGTGGCGGTGTTAATAAGATGCAGGCTGAACGGGCTATGGAATATGCGCGCGGTGTGGTTAGTAGACTTGAGGAAGAAAATGAGGGAAGAGTGACTGGAGAAGCATTGTCTCAACTTGAAACCCGCCAATTTCATGCGGACTTGGAGTTGCGGGAAACTCCGGAGGGTATGCGCCTGGAAGGGTATGCGGCCCGTTTTAACGAGTTCTCGGAACCTTTGCCGTTCCGTGAGAAAATTGCACCCGGTGCGTTTAAGCGTTCATTGCAATCTCGCAATGATGTGAAGCTATTGTGGAATCACGATTCTTCTACCGTGTTAGGTTCCACTAGGGCTGGCACGTTGAGGCTCACTGAGGACGAATACGGTTTGCGGGTATCTGCTGAGTTGCCGGACACGCAGGCTGGCCGTGACGCTAAAGTGCTTATTCAACGGCGGGATGTGACCGCGTTCTCGTTTGGTTTCACGGTGCCGAAGGGTGGGGACACTTGGAGCGCCGACGGTTCCGAACGCACTCTAAACTCGGTTCGCCTTTTCGAAGTTTCGACCGGTGTGGCATTTCCCGCGTATCCGACGACGGATGGCACTGCTACGGTTCGCGGCTTGGCCCGTGTTGCACAACGCGCACAAGTTGACGTGGACGCCCTCGCAGATGCCGTGTTGAAGATTGAGAATGGCGAGGACATTTCGTCCGACGATCGTGTAATGATTGAGTCTGTGTTGAACGAGTTGGCACCGGCCCCGGAGGAAGCCGAACCGGCTGTTTCGGAGGATGAGGAAAAGGCTCGCCAACTGTTACAACTTAAGAAAAAGAAACTTCAACTATTGATGGGATTCTAATGGCTACTGCTAAAGAAATCGAACGTGTCATTTTGAAAGTCGCTGGTAACCCTTCGGCGGGTGCGATTAAGTCTTTGGCTCCGGTGTGGGCTGAGGAAATCGCGAAACTGGACGAGCCGAAGGTTAAGCGCGCCACGGTTGCGCCGGAAGAAACCCGATGAGCCCGTGGGGGTTTCTAGGTTGGGCTGTTGCGGTGGCTGTGTCGCTGATTGTTGTGGCGTTTGCGATTGCGGTGGTCATTGTGCTTGTCCGTCATTTGGCGGGTAAGGCGACTAGGACTCGTCGGACTGTAGACTCTCAGTAGCGGGGCCGGAAGGTTTCGACAGCTAGGAAGGCCACCCGTGGAGCCTAGCTGGACCGGGTTTCGATTACCCGCGGTTCCACTAGAGTGCATGCTCTGTTTTAGACTTATATGAGCGGGTGAGCGTTAGCGCCCTCGTGAGGTTCAGCGTAAGCGCGGCCACCACACATATACGTTTATTAGGAAGGGCATTTCATGTCTGAGTTCATTAAGGCTCAGCAGGAAGTTCGCGCCAACTTGGTTAGCCAAATCCAGGATTCACTGGATGCTGCCGAGGAACGTGGCGGGCTTGACGCTGAAACCACCGAAAAGATTGACCGCATCGAGGCTGACATTCGTAAAGCCGACGAGGCGATCGCTGTTGCACAACGCAACGAAGAGCGTAAGCACGAGGCTTCATTGGCCGCTCGCGGTTTTGTTGTTGCTGAGGAAGAGCGCACCGATGCACACATGCTTCGCGAAATTGCGGAGACCCGTGGTGCTCACACGTTCGAACGTCGCGACATTGTGTCGAGTGCTAACACTGTTCCCAAGTCGTTCTTCGACCAGGTGTTCGATGTTGCCCGTCTCGTTGGCCCCATGCTGGACGAGTCCGAGGTTATCAACACCACTAGCGGTGAAGACCTCACCATTCCGACCCTGACCGCTTACGGTACCGCTGCGCTTACTGCTGAAGGTTCCGCTATCGGCGAGTCTGACCCCACCTACTCGAGCATCACACTTGGTGCGTACAAGTATGGTCAGCTCATCCAGGTGTCGCGTGAACTGGTCACCGACGCAGGATTCGACATTGAGTCGCACTTGGCAAACGCAGCCGGCAATGCCCTAGGTTATGCAACGAACGCCGCGTTGACCACGGGTACTGGTTCGAACCAGCCCAACGGAATCGTGACCGCCGCTTCAACCGGTGTGACCGGTACCGCTACCGACGGTGTATTCACTGCCGACGAACTGATCGAACTCCAGTACACCCTCGATGGAATGGCACGCCGCCTGCCTGGCGTGAAGTACATGGCTAACGGTTCGACCATTGGCAAAATGCGCACACTCAAGGATGACAACGGAAACTACCTCTACCAGGTCAACGTTGGTCAGCCTGACGCATTCGCTGGATACGAAGTGGTTGAGAACCCGCACATGGCCTCGACCGGTACTGCCGGCGAACTGCCCGTCGCGTTCGGACACATTCCGTCCTACAAGGTCCGCATGGCTGGTGGCCTCGATGTTGCCAGCTCCGGGGACTACGCATTCAACCAGGACCTGATTACTTACCGGTTCCTGATGCGTCTCGATGGTGACCTTACCCACACGTCACACATCAAACTGTTCGAAAGCGTCACCGCTTAACAACAGCCCTAAAGAAACCCGGTCCCTGCTCATACGGTGGGGGCCGGGTTTTTTTGTTACCCTTTACCCATGAAACCTGAAAAGATTAATGCGGTTGTTTCGTTAGCGTCTAACAGTCCGGGAACGCCGACAGGGTATGGGCAACAAGCCCAGTTTCTTGTTGAGCGTTTGGTGAAGCATGGGATTCACACGGCGGCGATGTCGAACTTTGGTCTCGAGGCTCGCATGGATGAGATCAAGGTTAAGGGTGGGAAGGTTCCACATTATCCGCGTGGTCTGACAATGTATTCCGACGACGTGCTCCCGCAGAATCACGCTAGGCATCGGGCGGGTAGGGAGGACTTACCTCACGCTATTTTCACGCTTTACGATGCGTGGGTTTACCGTAACCCGAAACTTGATGAACTGCCTATGGTGCAGTGGACGCCAGTGGATCACGTGTCGTTGCCTCCGATGGTGGCGAAACAGTTGATGAAGCCGAACGTGACGCCTATTTCAATGGCACCAAACGGTCACCGGTTGATGAACGAGGCCGGTATAAACAACACTTATATTCCCCACGGTGTAGACACTAAGGTGATGCAACCTACGGAAATGTTTGACGACATGCCAGCCCGTGAGTTTATGGGTGTGAAGGATGAGTTTGTTATTGGAATGGTGGCCGCGAATAAAGCCAACGGGGTAATCCACCGCAAGGCCTACGCGGAGAACCTACTGGCCACGGCTATGTTCATGAAGAAACATCCTCACACTGTGTTGTATTTGCACACTGAGCCGTCTAAGGCATACCAGGGGTTCGACCTGCCTCACTTGTTGCAGGTGGTGGGGATTGAACCGGAACGGGTGATTTTCCCTGACCCGATTAACCTCCGCATTGGTTACACCCGTAAACAGATGGCGGCACTCTATTCCGCCTTCGACGTGTTGCTCGCTCCGTCCTATGGTGAGGGGTTTGGTATTCCGACCGTGGAGGCGCAATCCTGTGGCACTAGGGCGATTGCTTCGAACTGGGCCGCGAGCGCCGATCTAGTAGCCGATGACGGTTGGCTTGTCGATGGCTACCCGTTGTGGGATGAGGGTCAAAAGTCGTGGTGGAAGGTGCCCGATGTTGGGTCTATTTTGGTGGCTCTGGAACAGGCGTTCGATTCTCCCCGTGGCCCGTCTGAAGTGTCGAGGGACTTTGCGCTTGGGTTTGATGTGGATACGGTGTGGGATGAGAAGTGGGTGCCGTTCCTGAAAAACTATTTCGGCGCTTAAGCCTTCACCCCGTAAAAGTAAAGGTCTTGTGACTCGGGGTTGTACTCGAACGCATGTTCACTAAACATTGCTTGCAGGTCGAACTCTTGTTCGAAGTCTTGTTGGTTGAGGTTGCGGTAATAGTCGCCGGTGTGTGGTGATGAGCCCCGGTCTGTCCGACTTGTTCCGTGTTCAGGCCTACCGTCCGAGGCGCAGGTAATAAGTACAGCGGTGTTTGCCATCCGGTGCATGTTGGCAAAAGTGGCGACCCATTCGGGGTTGTGCTCAAAGCATTCTGCCGATACGGCTATGTCGAAGCTGTTGTCCGGGTAGTCCAGTTTTTCCCCGCCCGATATGACGTCTACGCCTGGACCGGGGCCGATGTCCACACCGACATAACGTGTCGCGTTATAGAAGTCCCGAACTGTGCCGTTAATGTTAAGCGATCCGACTTCGAGGACTTGCACACCTTCGAACCATTCGGGGTGGGCTGTTTTGATTTTGCTAAACCAGGTTCGTTGTTGTCTGTGGGCCATCCCATTAGGATACTCCTATGCTTCCTAATTTGATTGTTCCAGTGTTGAACCGTTACGACTTGTTGCACAAAATGTTGGAATCCATCGACTACCCAGTGCGCGATCTGCTGATTATCGACAATGGTAAAAAATTGGGCGGAAACTTAACATTTAAGAACCAACACGTCTGGTCGGTTAACGTGTTGAGTATGCCCTACAACCTCGGGGTCGCTGCGTCGTGGAACCTTGGCATTAAGTTGTTTCCGCATGATGACCGGTGGACGTTCAGCTCTAACGACGTGGTGTATCAACCTGGTGGCTTGGAGGCCCTCTCAAAGGCGCGAGAATCGTCCCTAACGCTCGCACAGGATGCACCACACTTCCACACCTTTGCGGTGGGTGAGGACGTTGTGAAGGCTGTGGGGCTGTTTGATGAGCGTTTCTATCCGGCCTACTTCGAAGATAATGATTATCTGCGCCGGTGCCAATTGTCCGGGGTGCCTGTCGTGCGCCTACCTGTCGCGGCAACTCATGCGAATAGTTCGACGTTGAAATCCGAACCACGGTACCAACGGCGCAACACTGAAACATTCGCCCGTAACCGCAAACTATTCGACAGTAAATCTGCGGGTGAGGTGATGGGGTGGTCTTGGTCTTTGCAGTCCTGGAGGCTGGGTGACTGGTCGCGGTAGACTAGACACCGGAGGCTTACTGTGGCAGTTACTAATGGTTACGTTTCGTTAGACCTTGTAAAAAAGGCTTTACGCATTACCGACGACATCGACGATCAGATTCTCGAACTTTCTATCGAGGCGGCGTCGCGTGAAATCGACGGCTACTGCGAACGGGTTTTCTACTCAACTACTGAAACACGGGTGTTTGTTCCCCGTGATTCGTTCACGGTAGAAATTGACGACTTAACCACGCTCACTACGTTGAAAACTTCGACTGGTGGTGAGACGTTTAATGAAACTTGGACTTCTACGGATTACCAGTTGGAGCCGGTGAACGGTGTAGCCGGAGGGCTCCAGTCACCTGCAACCATTATTCGCGCTATCGGCGACTACGTATTTCCCACTTTCGAACCGCGCAACGTAAACCATTATGAGGCGACCGTTCAAATCGCCGGCGTGTGGGGTTGGTCTGCGATTCCTACCGCTGTTCAACAGGCCGCGTTGTTGCTTACTCTGCGCCAGTACCGCCGCTACGATTCCCCGCTCGGTATTGCAGGGTTTGACGAAATGGGCGCGGTACGTGTGGGCAGGATTGACCCCGACGTGCAAAAACTTTTGATGCCATTTAGAAGGGTGAAAATGGCGTGAGTCTCGCAGACATTCGGGCAGGCCTTGCCAACAATTTAGAAACCGTTTCCGGCATTCGTGTTTATGAGGAAATCCCGGATAACCCGGCTATGCCCTGCGCCGTAGTGCAACTAGGTAACGTCCTATATGACCTTGCCTACCAACGTGGAGCAACCAATTATTCGTTCACAGTGCACCTTGTCGTGTCTCGGGTGACCGAACGTAGGGCACAACAAAAACTGGATGCGTTTATTGATCCAGGTGCTCGGAGTATTAAGACCGCTATCCAGTCTGATTCGACACTGGGGGGTGCGGCGTTTGATTCGATTGTGACTGAAGCGCGTGACGTCGCCCCGGTTACAATTGGAGGGATAGATTATCTGGCCGTTCAATTTGCGGTCACCGTGTACGCAGAATAAATAAGGAGTTATTGTGGCCAAGTTTGTGGCTAAAGACTACGACATCACCATCAATGGCGACAACTTCAGCACGAGCTTGGCTGCCGTCACCACCTCACTCTCCGCTGAGGAACAAGAAACGACAGCGTTTGGTAACGAATACCGTTCACGCATTTCCGGTCTGAAGGATGCCAGCATTTCGCTGGAGTTCCACCAAGACTTCGGAGCTTCGTCGGTTGACGCTACTCTCTACCCGCTTCTCGGATCTGAAGCTACCGTTGTAGTGAAGCCGACCAGTGGCACTGTGTCCGCCACTAACCCTGGATTCTCCGCGGTCTACTTGGTCACCGAGTACTCACCTTTCGATTCCAGTGTCGGAGACCTCGCAACACTGAGTGTTGAGTGGCCCATTGCCTCGGGAACGGTTACTCGCCTAGAGGCCTAGTCGAAATTAGTAGTCCATCCGTGTAGGATGTGACTATGAACCCGATTGAACTTAACGTGTCATTCATTGATGGCACAGAAGAAACCGTTACCTGCATTGCACCCGACTTTGTCGCCTTCGAAATGAAGTTCGACCTGTCAGTTGCACGCCTCGAAAAAGAGGTCCGCATTACTCACTTGTTCTTTATGGCTTGGCATTCTTTGAAGCGTGCCGGCAAAACTAAAGACGAGTTTGAAAAGTGGATGAACTCTGTTGCTGGCGTAGAAATGGGCGACTCAAAAAAATAAGTGGCCTAGGTGATTCGTCCGCACATTGGACGATTGCCATGTTGGCCTGCGAGACGCATATTTCTCCACGTGAGTTGATGGAGTTAGATCCGCGCATGTTGTGGACGATGCAACGTTATTTGGTGTCGCGTGCTCAGCGGAGCCAGGGGAAGGGTCGCCGGTAGACTGGGGGTCGGAGGTTTCCCCTGTGCCTACTAAGCTTGAGTTCAGTCAAACGGATTTGAACAATGTTTACCGGTCTTTGAAAAAGATTGAGGATGAAAGTCCGCATTTATTGCGGGGTAGTACATCCTTAACGTCTCAGTTTTCGAAAAGTTTTCGGACTGCGTTGAACCCTTTTGTGAAGAGTCTTGGTTCGACGATTCCGCCACAACCGCCACTTAGTGGCATGAACCGGAACACTGCGCGCGAGCCTTGGGGTTGGAAGAAACCGCGGGGTACTGTGGCGGCTAGTAAGGGGAAACGGCCACGCCCTAATAGGCCTTCTACGGCTGTAGGGATTCGGTTTAAGGCCCCGCGCCCCAATTCGGGCTTTTATATTACTGAGCTGGCTCGTGACGCTCGGTCCGCTAAGGGGTCTGTGTTTATCCGCAATCTTGAGAGCGCCGGTTATGGGGTTAAGGGCGGTCTAGGCCGATCGGTAATTCCAGCGTTTAGGAATAAAGCCGACGAGATTTTCCCGGTGGCCGAAAAGGTTGTCGAGGAATGGATCGGGTTTATTAATAAGAACTTGAAGGCTAGGGGGAGGCTGTAATGGCTAGGGGTACAGTTAACTTTGGCATTGTTTCCAAGTTCGATAACAAGGGTGTTTCTAAGGCCCAAAAGGCTTTTAAAAAGTTTGGCGGGGTTGCTGCCGGTATTGCTACTGGTGCGGTGGCGGCTATTGGTGGGATTGCTACAGCTGCTACCCGCATGGCTTCAGAGTTTGAAACTAGCTTCGCCAAGATTCAGGGTTTGGTTGGGGTTTCTACTGAGGAAATTGGCAAGCTCGAAGAAGCTGCTATTCGGTTGGGGCCCCAGTTTGGCAAGTCTGCTCAAGAGGCCGCGGATGCTTTGTTCTTTATTACGTCGTCGGGGTTGCGTGGCGCGGATGCTGTAGAGGTCTTAGAGGCTTCTCTGAAGGCTTCTGCTGCCGGGCTTGGTGAGGTCGAACCGATCGCTAACGCCGCTACGGCGGCGATGAACACTTACGGTGCGGAGAACCTTTCGGGTGCCGATGCTGTGGACGCTTTGACTGAGGCTGTCCGGTTGGGTCAGTTGGCACCTGCGGAATTGTCTGGTGCGCTTGGCAAGGTTATTCCGATTGCTAAAGAGCTTGGGGTTTCGTTTGAGGAAACTACTGGTCTTGTTGCGGGTTTGACCCGTGGTGGTTTGTCTGCGTCTGAAGCGGTTACGGGTGTTCGCGGTGCGATGCAGGCGGTGTTGAAACCGACCGGTGAAGCCGCGGACATGCTGCAACAATACGGCACGTCTACGGGTGAAGTGCGTTCGATGATTGAGGACGATGGCCTGTTGGCTACGTTCGGTCACCTGCGGGAAATGTTTGCAGGTAACGAGGAAGACTTTACCCGCCTAATTGGTTCTCAAGAGGGTTTGAACGCTGTTCTCGCTATGACTGGTGAAGCGTCCGAGGAATACACCGACATTGTGTCTCAGATGACCGATGAGGTTGGCGCACTCGATGAGGCCTTTGGCGCTGTGGAACAGACTGCCGGGTTCAAGTTTGATAAGGCAATGGAGACGGCGAAGGCTTCACTGTTGCCTGTCGGGGAGACGCTGTTAGACATTGGGTCGAAACTGTTGGACGATCTGATGCCAACAATCGAACTGCTGGCCCCACTGTTTGAGGAAACGTTTGCGGTGCTTGAGGAACCGTTGGCTGAGATGGCGGCGTTGATTCCTCCGGTCATTGAAGCGTTCATGCCTTTGTTGCCTGTGATAGGTGAACTGGTGGGGATGATTGCGGAGATTGCGGTTGCACTTATGCCGCTGTTTTTGTCGGTCATGGAATTGTTGATGCCGATTCTTGAAATCTTTATGACGGTTCTTCAGACGGTGGTAGACATTTTCATTGCGTTCTTGCCAGCTATTACGGCAATCATTGACGCAATTATCCCGCTGATTGAGGCAATCTTGCCGGTGTTCTTGGATCTGTGGAAACAGTTAGAGGAACCAATCCTGCGAGTTATTGAAGCCTTAATTCCAATCATCGAGGAAATTTTGCCAATCTTGGTGATGATTATTGAGGAACTGGTTTTGCCGTTAATGATTCTCATGGCTGAGATGATGGGCGAAACGCTTGTGTTTGCGATTGAGACGTTGGCGACTTGGTTGGAGTGGTTGGGTGAACGCATGTCTGGGTTTGCTCAGGGCTTCTCTGACACTTGGTACGATTTGCAAACCGCCGTTTATAACATTATTAACAACCTTATTGCGGGCTTCGAGAACTTGGCGAACTCTGCGATCGGTGTTCTTAATGGCCTTATTCGTGCTTACAATAAGGTTGCCGGAGAGCTTGGTCTAAAGGAACTTAACCTTGTAGCGAAGGTTACGTTTGGCCGGTTGGAGATGCCGGGCCGTTTCGACAACATGAAGTTCGAGGCGAAAGATGTTTCGGGTATTGGTTCCCCGGAGGGTCGCCGGTTTGGTAACCGGTTCGGGGATAGTGCCGCGTTGAGTAGTGTGCAGGATTTGATTTCGGGCGGGACCGGGTTCAATCAGAATCGGTCTAGTTTCCGGTCTATTGGGATTCCACAAATGGCTAATGGTGGGATTGTTGATTCTGCAACGTTGGCGATTATTGGTGAGGCGGGGCCGGAGGCTGTGGTTCCGTTAGACCGTATGAGCGGTGGCGATATTTATGTGACGGTTAATGCTGGTATGGGGACGAATGGACCCCAGGTGGGCGAGGAGATTGTGGCTGCTATTAAACGGTATGAGCGGTCTAGTGGGCGGGTGTTTGCGAGTGCGTAGAATGGAATCGGGAAGGATTTACTGATGCAGGCTCCAGGTGAACTTGATTTGACTTTGTACCAGGGTGCGACTTTTGATTATGAGTTGTCGTGGTCGGCTGCTGGTTCGGCGGTGGATTTGACGGATTATTCGGCACGTATGCAGGTGCGTCCTTCGTATTCGAGTGGGTCTGTGGTTGTTGAGTTGACGTCGGATTCTGGGATTGTGTTGGGTGGTACGGCGGGGACGATTGAGTTGGGTTTGTCTGCGTCTGCTACTGAGGCTTTAGGGTTTACTTCTAGTCGGCAGTTTGTTTACGATTTGGAGTTGGAGTCGGATTCTGGTGTGGTGACTCGGTTGGTGCAGGGTCGTTTTTTTATTGATCCGGAGGTTACTCGGTGACGACTGTCAATGTGACGACAGTTGAGAATGTGGTGGAGGTTATTCGGCCTTCACCGCAAACGGTGACGACTCAAGATGTACCGGGAGCCACAATTGAGTTCGTATCCGAGCAGGGGCCTCAAGGTCCGCGTGGTTTTCAGGGGCCTCAGGGTGAGCCGGGTGCGGATTCGACTGTGCCGGGCCCTACTGGTCCCCAGGGCGAGACGGGGCCTGCTGGTCCTCAAGGATTACAGGGAGACACTGGGCCGACAGGTCCGCAAGGATTGCAAGGTGAAACCGGCCCGACAGGCGCTCAAGGACCAGACGGCGATAGCGCTTACACGGTTGCTGTTGCGGAAGGTTTTGTTGGCACTGAGGCTCAATGGTTGGCTTCACTTGTTGGGGATACGGGACCCCAGGGGCCACAAGGGGAAACTGGTGCTACGGGGCCGACTGGTCCGCAAGGCCCTCAAGGTATTCAAGGTGAGACGGGTGCGACTGGTCCTCAAGGGGAGACGGGTTTAACTGGGGCTACGGGTCCTCAGGGTCCGCAAGGAGACACTGGTCTGACCGGCCCAACGGGACCCCAAGGGCCACAAGGTATTCAGGGCGAGACGGGCGCCACAGGGCCTACTGGGCCGCAAGGGGTAAAGGGAGACACTGGGGACACCGGGCCTACGGGTCCTACCGGACCACAGGGACCACAGGGTGAAACTGGTGAAACTGGCGTTGTTGCGGCTACTTCGCCGATTCAATATAACGCGGGTACCAGAACAGTTAGCATTGATGCTAACGCTGGCGGTATTACTATTAACGGTTCATCTGTTGCTTTGGGTGGGACGATTGTTGTTGAGGCGAGGCTGGGATGAGTAAGCCCGACGTAACGGTTGAGGTCGGCATTTTTAATGGGTTTCAGTTGGATGACCCTGAGTTCGGTGTTTTGGATACTGGTGTTTTGGATGGTGGCATTTCTTATACGGAGGTTCCGCAGGGGCTTGTGTCGGTGTCTACATCTCGGGGGCGTAATCGGGATATTGGGAAAACATCAGCAGGGTCACTCTCAGTTAGTTTGCGGAATGAGGACCGCTTTTTTGATCCGTTGAGTGGGTCGGCGTTTTCGGATTTGGTGCGTCCTCGGTTGCCGATTCGTGTTTCGGCAGATTCGGAACGGATTTTCACTGGGTTTGTGGATGATTGGGATTTCACTTATTCGCCGGGTGGCCAGTCTTCGGCTTCTGTTGAGGCGACGGATGGGTTTTCGCGGTTTGCTCGAAACATTAATGGTGGTGGGTCTGCGGTTGTGGAGAGTTCGGGTGCGCGTTTGGAGCGGGTGTTGGACCAGTTGGAGGTGAACTGGCCTTCGGCGGATAGGGATATTGATACTGGTCAGGCGACACTTGCTGCGGGTGTGCTCGAGGGTAACGCCCTGTCTTATATGACAGATGTGGTGGAACAGTCCGAACTTGGGTTGTTGTTTATGTCGAAGTCTGGGGATGTGGCGTTTCGGTCACGGCTGTTAGCAACGGTTTCTGACCCGGTGAGGTTTGCGGATGACGGGTTAGGTGTGCCGTTCTCCGGGGTGGAAATTGAGTATGGTGCTGAGGATTTAGTTAATCAGGCGATTATTACTGGCCCGTCTGGGACGGCTATCGAGGAAGATGCCCAGTCGCAGATTATTTATGGGATTACGGCGGAGGAAATCGACACCCAGGTTTCTACACTTGCCCAGCAGGAAGGTATTGCCGAGTTCCTCATTTCGAAGTATTCGGTGCCAGAGTTGCGTGTCCAGGGCATAACAGTAAATATGCTGGGGTTGTCTACTGCTCAGGTGTCGGATGTGTTGGGGTTGGAAATTGGTGACCAGGTGGACTTGAAGTTCACACCGAACGGTATTCCTCCAGCGATTAGTGTCCGGTCGCGCATTATTGGGGTGTCTCACGATGTCGGGTTGGCTTCCCATTTTGTGTCGTTTAGTTTGGAGAAGTTGCCGTTCGAGTTCTTCGTTCTCAACAGCGCAACGTTCGGTAAACTGGATGAGGCCGATGTGGTCTTAGGTTTCTAGGGAGTAAATAGTGGCGGGTCGAAAAGTTTTTACCAGTGGTGAGATTCTTACTGCTGCGGATGTTAATAGTTTCCTTATGGATCAGTCGGTGATGGTGTTTGCTGATTCGTCGGCGCGGTCGTCTGCGATTCCTTCCCCGAGCGAGGGGATGATTAGTTACCTCCAGGACACGGACGCTGTGGAGAAGTACACGACAGCGTGGGAGTCGGTGGACACTGGTGGTCTTATTGCGGTTAAGTCTGCGTTGAAGACTGACACGTTTACGGCGTCGGTTGGTGCGGGTGGGAATGTTGCGGTGACTGATTTGTCGATTACGCATGCGGTGTCGGACCCGGCTAATAAGTTGATTATTACGGCAGTGTTTGGTGCAACCGCTCATAGTGCAGACAAAGGTGATACTGGTCTCGCTGTTGCGGAAGACGGTGTTTTTATTGGCGTTGGTGCTGCAGCAGGTTCGCGTGTTCGGGTCGGTTCAAATGTTCGGCTAACAGGGACTGCTGCTGATGCCATAACTTCACCTTCAATAACTTTTGTGCATACACCTGGAGCGGGTTCAAAAACTTACACGGTTCGCGCCTTAAATCTCAGGACTAGCACACAAACAGTTTATGTAAATCGAACGGAAAACGACGGAGATTCATTTGTGAGCCCTCGCGCTGCTTCTTCGCTTGTTATTCAGGAGGTGGCGGTCTAATGGATATTCCCGCAATCCTTACCACAAACTATCCCGGCAACACGTGGTCGCTTAATGGTGATGACTACACTGGACTGGTCTGGGACGAAAACAATGTCGACCCGAAGCCGACAAAAAAGGCCCTCGAAACTGCGTGGCCTCAAGTCAAATATGACCGGGAATATAAAGCCGTTGAAAAAGCCCGACAAGTTGCCTATGTAACAGATTCTGACCCACTGTTTTTTGAGTGGCAACGTGGGGACGCTACCGAACAGGCGTGGAAGGATGCTGTTCAAGCGGTGAAGGATGCACACCCATACCCGACACCACCTGCGGAGTAACCGGTGCGGTTTTACAATCCGTGGCCGGAACCTTACACGGTCAACGCGAGGAGTCCATGGGGACCCCGTCGCCATCCGATTACAGGGAAACAGTCATTCCACCACGGTATTGATGTGGCCATGCCGATAGGCACACCACTAATTGCCGGAGCCGATGGAACAGTCGCGCACAAGGGTAACGGCGCTTCAGGTGGGCACGTCCTCATTCTGCGCCATGCAGGAAACTTCCACACCGTTTACTATCACTTGAAGGAAGCGTCTCATAAACGGTTGGGTGAGCCGGTAAAAGCCGGAGATATTGTGGCCACGTCGGGTAACACTGGTCGGTCTACAGGCCCTCACCTTCATTTCGAGGTGCGCCGTAGCCGTAAATGGGGCGACACCGTAGACCCACAACCGTTACTGCAAGGCCCATTCAGGGGCCGCCCAGAAGCTCCCACACGTCCGCAAAGGCCGTCAAGGGTAGGACGAGTGTCACCCGGTCTCGAAGGGCTCAGCAGGTCATGGGTTGCCCGTGGAGCCCACGCCATTAGAAGGGGACTAGGACGATGACCGAAAGTACTGGAACCGGCGGAGTAAGGGTGTCCATGAAAGACATTTTCGAGGAAGTGCAACGTCAAGGCCGCCTGCTCGACAAAATCGCCAACAGTCTGCCCGACACAGAAACACAAGTGTCCGACCACGAACAACGCCTACGCCGCCTTGAAATGCGAATGGGGTGGATATTCGGTGCACTCGGTCTCATGGGTGCGTTGGTAGGTGTGTTCAGTATCAGCCTGGCACCATGACACCGGACCAAAAGGATCGGTGGAGGGTTCGGCGGAAACTTATTTTCGGGGCCGTCATATTCGGGGCTCTTATGATTGTGGCTGGTGGGTTCGGCCTTTTCCAGGACAGGTTCACCGGAGAACTCGTTTACGGTGGCGTGACGATTATCACGGGCGCAATCAGCGCGTATGCTGGATTCGCAACATATGACGACAAATGGCATGGAGGAACGCCGGATGGAAACTGAACTATTCACTAAGACTTTTTGGAACGCTGCCCGTCGGCGTTGGTTGTACCAGGTGGCGGTGGCCGCGGTGCCACTGTTGATCGCTATCGGGTTCCTAACCCCAGACTTGGCTCAACTAATTCTGAACGTCATCGCTGCCATGCTCGGTGTCGGTGCCGGCACAATGGCACTCACGAACGTAACCCCGGACAACGTGTTCAAACTCGCTATCGAGGTGCCCGAGGACGAGGACGGCACGCCGGAGGAATAGGTAAGACATCGCCTTCCATTGGTGCTATAGGATTACTGTAACAACAATGGAGGAAGTAATGGCAAACCGAAAAAATAAAATAGACGACATTTGGAAACACATTCAGAAGACTGAAAGCTGTTGGTTGTGGCAGGGTCGTCTCGACAGAGACGGCTATGGCTGGTGGTGGTTTGAAGGAAAAAACGTTCGACCACATCGGATCATGGCAGAATATTTTGGAACACCAATTCGACCGCCAATGATTAGTCGCCATACTTGCCATGTTAGGAATTGCGTTAACCCCGAACACATTATTCCTGGCACCCAGCAAGAAAACGTAATGGATCAGGTTCGAATAGGAACCCATCACAAGCTGAAATTTTCTAATGATGCAATTGCAAAAATTCGTCAAGACTATTCAACAGGAAATTTCACGCAGGTAGAGCTTGGAAAAAAATACGGCATGAGCAGTTCTCAAGCAAACGCCATTGTAAATAACAAGACAAGGAAATTAGATTATGCCTGAAAAAGAAACTGTAGATAGCTACGTAGTCCCGATGGACCCAGCCGAATTGCTTACTTGCGATTCGTGCCAATGAGACTATACTCGGAGACGGTAGGTAAATAGCCTTCCTCTCTCGGTTGGAAACCCCTCACGGTAAACACTGTGGGGGGTTTTCCTTTACCCAAAAAAGTTGGTTCAGGCCAATTATTTTCCGAGCCAGTTGCGGATCGTCCTCCGAGTCACACCTGCACGTTTGGCTAGTTCCACTTCTGTAACGCCCCGTGAGGCTTCGTCATGCACTGCCCTTATAAGTTCCCCTGTGAGCTGTTCTGTGCGCTCTATGGACCAGATGCGGCGCTGTGAGATGGTGTCTAGGGTCTCGTGGCCCTCGTCTATGTTGAACGTCATGGGTACGAGTGTACACGCCGGGGTTGACATCCGCCACCAGGTCTGTATATTGGTAGACACCTAGAGAGAGGAAGTCCCAAAATGGGTTACTTTAAGAATCAACTAATCGCCGACCAGGTGGAACTTGGTGACCGGCTACCGGCACCGAAACCCGCCACCGATCATGTCGCCCACGCACTCGAAGACGGGTGGTTGACAAAAGCCGACAAAGTGCACGAACACAATGAAGCCATTCGGCTTAACGTAGCAATCTGTTTCGCGCTTGCTGTGGGGATTGTGGTTGGTTTTACTGTGGCGGTGTTCGCATGATGCCGTGGATTCTGTTTTTCGGTGGCGCTTTTATGGCACTTGTGTCCGGCGTTCTCACACTGTCACCTAACGGTGGTTCGATGTTGGGTGTGGTGTTGATGTTGTGGGGTTTTTGGATGATTGCGTCTAGGGATGTTCGTGATGGGCTTTGAGTTCATCGGCGGTCATGCCTCCCCAAATGCCGAACTCTTGCCTAGTGTTGGTGGCGTAGTCCCTGCACGTCATAAGCAACGGACAATCTGCACACAGGGCTTTGGCCGCCTCGATAGCCTTTTCGCGGACTTCCCTATCTGGGATGTCTTCAGGGAAAAACACGTCGGGCAACCGTTGACAGGGCACTTCACCAACTCGTTCGATGGCGAGCAGGAGGTCACTGTGGGGATGTCCGTCGTGAAACATACAATCAGTCTAGGAGGTTTGGTCGATGCAACAGTGGACAATTAAGGTCGAGTTTTACCCTGGGGAAACGTTGGAGCGTGACCGTTGGTGGTGGCAAATTAAGGAATACGGTCAGATAGCAGAGTCCAGTGGTGGGCCTAATCCGGAGTTTATTTGTGAGGACATCGCGGTTGCACTCAATAAGTTGATGGAGCTCCCGTGATTCCCGCTGAAAGGTTCCTAGCAAATAAGGCCGACGATTTTGAGGGTTGGTTGGAGGCTCGGAGGTCGGGTGTGACGGCGACTCAGGTTGCTAACGCGGCCACACCGGCAGGCTTCGAGAGGGCCGCCGCCGACTTTCTCACGGAGTGGCGCGAGCCGGATAACCCGTATATGAAGTTTGGTCGGGATTGGGAGTCCCATATTGCGGACTATGTGGACGAGGCTTTTCAAGTAAGGCCGAATGAGTGGTTGGTGGCGGGTGAAAATCCGAGACACCTGGCAACCCCTGACGGCATTTCAGACAGTCACACTGTCATCGGTGAGTACAAAACCACCGGAAAAGACTGGGGCCACGTAGACAAACTCCCACTCCGGTACAAGCGACAGGTTCAGTGGCAGTTGCATGTGACGGGGGCGCAGTCGTGCATTGTGTCGTGGTTGGTGCGTGAAGAAGTCGAAACTCCGGCGGGGCCTTTGATGGTGCCTGCCGCGTTTTTGCCGGTGGCGGGGATTGTGTTTCGTGATGAGGACATGATCGCGGAACTCGTCACTGTCGCTGACCGGTTGTGGGCTTTTGTGAACGGCGAAAACAGTGCCACATAGGGCACGTCTGTAACGGATTTTGAGGGAGGGCAGGATGATTACTACCAAAGAAGATTTCGAATCGGTTTATGAAGGTGGCCGCGAGGATGAGCGCGACCTGATTTTGAGAATGTTGGAAAAGCACGTAGACCACGTCCCTGGCGAGATGAACGACGGGTGTGATGTGTGTTGGCGTGGGCCGGGAATTCGGATGGCCATCATGATGATTAAGGGGGAAGTATGAGACCGGAAGAAATAACGGTTGACGTGTTAGACCAGGTAGCGGCTGAGTGGGAACAGAGCAGGCTTATCCAGTTGACCAGGGATGAAGTGATCGAGTTGGGGCTTGAGTATGCGCGAGCTCGGTTGGCCGAGAATCGGTTAGAGACTCAGTGCATGTTACGGGCTCGGAAGCTCCGCATGTTGGGGTTTGAGAAGTTGGAAATCGGGGAGCTGTTTGGGGTTCCTCGTCGGACGGTTAACAAATGGTTGAAGGGAATGGACTAATGGCTAGGCCAAGAACTATTAGCCAGGGGGAGACTACGCAAACGGCTTTTCGTTTAGCATCGGAGGATTTACGGCGGCTAGAGCAACTGGCCGCGAAAGACAATGTCACGGTGGGCGAGCTGATTCGTCGTGCAATTACTAAAAAACTGGAGGAAAATAATGGCTAGGTTCGATTTAACGCAGTACGAGACTGTAGAGGAACGCCACGCTAGGGCACTGGAGCTCCATCCAGACCTGCGGGTAGTGATTAACAACCACACCACACCGGGAGACAGGGAACGAAACACTTGGGTTGTGGAAGCTCGGGTGTATAAGGATGCTGGCGATCAGGCCGCGGATATTCCTAAAGCGACTGAGTGGGCGTTTGAGATTGATGGTGAGGGGATGGCTAACAAGACTTCGGCGTTGGAGAATGCGTGCACTTCGGCTTTGGGTCGTGCGCTTAGGTGGGCGTTTGCCGGTTCCAAAGGGCCTAGCCGTTCGGAGATGGAGAAGGTCGAACGGATGGAAAATCGAGACTGGCTGGCTGAGGCAGATAAGCTAGACGATGTTAAGCAACTCCGTGTGTTGTGGGCTCACGCTAAACAGGCCGGAGCTGACAAAGACACGTTAAAGAAGTTGGAGGCACGGGCGAGTGAACTCGGCAATAGTGAGGGCGGCAACTCGTGAAGTGTTGGAAGCATATAATCAAGCCATCCTGCGGGGTGACCTTCAGGCGGCATTATTTTGGCGGCCTATTGTTGTTGAAAGGTTGGGGTTGTTAGGTGGAGACGACACGGATTCTGCGGGAGTTGTCGGAGTTGACGGCGACGAGTCGGAGGGGCGTGGAGGCCCTTTTTGAGGCTGAGGAAGAACTAGCGCACGCTGAGAACGAGTTGGATGCGGTTGAGGCTCGGGCGTTTTTGGATTCTGAGGGGTCGGTGGCGGAGCGTACTGCTCGGGCGAAACTGATCGCGGCGGATGTTCGGTTGGCTCGGGATTTGGCTAAGGCTTCGGTGAACCGAATCAAAACCAAACTGCGCGTTATCGATTCCGAAATCGTTGCCCAGTCCACTATGGCCAAACTATTGGCAGCGGAGGCCAGACTATGAAGTGTGACAACTGTGGCATTTTTGAGGCGATGGAGAACCGTGGTCTGTGTGATACCTGCGGGGATATATTTGGGGTGCCTACCCAATAGACTTGTTGCAACAGTTCCCCTCGTTGGCTTCGGCTAGTCGGGGGGACTTTTTTTGTGTCAGAACCGTACCGTTTTCGGTATAGTTTTGACAGTCGCCTTTATATAAATGTGGAAGCTGGCGTCCATGTAAATATGGTTGTCGTGTCATATTTTTCTAAGTGACACTAACGGGTGGGCTAAGTGTCATTTACTTCACACCATGCCAAGGATTTGCCAGCCGTGTCACAAAATTGGTACAGTTTGGGCACGAGAGAAGGGTGGAACCTATGAACAGGGAACAAATACGCAGAGCCGAACGGGTGTCCGAAACACTCCTAGCGCGCCGCATGAGGACGATTGAGTCTTTACAGGAAGCGAAACAGTGGCAACGTCCACGATCCACAAGCGGAACCAAACAACACGACCTGCAAACTAAACGTGGTGAGTACACGTTCACCGATGAACAGTTTCGGATTGCGTTGGCTTCACTTGAGAAGGCCGACCAGTGACCTCCTGGCAGGACCTGGACAGGGCTATCCAGGATGAGGGCGGTGTGGTGCCGTGTCAGAATGCCCCGGATATGTTTTTCAATACGGATGAGGGTGACCGTAGCCAATACGCGACAGCTCGCTTGTTGTGTTCGGAGTGTCCGGTGAAGGATTTGTGTTTGTCGTATGCGTTGGATGCGGGGGAGCCGTTTGGGCTGTGGGGTGGGTTTTCTCCTCCGGAGCGGCGGAAGATGTTGCGTCGTCGCCCAGTTGCCTAGTTGTACATCTTGTACAGGTGAGTGACGGTTTTCGGGCTTGAGGTAAACCTGTACGTCCACGCATGTTGAGGGCCTTAGACGGCTTTCTGTGGCGTTTGGGAGGGGTTTTGTGGCCGTTCGCACACATTTTGAAATGTCGGCGTTCGCACGCATCACACGTCGTGTCGGCGGTCCCGGACATTTTGAACCCGGTTCGGTAGTATGGGGTTATGACTGAACGGTGGATCATCGGCAGGGTAAGGATTATTCGTTACCCGTTACGTCGCCAAACCATGTTCGGGTGGACTCTCGTCAAAGAGGAAACTCGGACAGTGTTGGAGCTTTTCCATGGTCGGTCGATGTGGGTTTTTGAGGTGCTCCCAAAATGAGCGGGTCGGCTTCTCGGCGTAAGGGTAACGCTGCGGAAGTGGAAGTGGTGCATGCCCTGCGGAGGGCCGGCTGGGAGGCTGAAACCTCGAGGAACGCTCGCAACGGGACACAACGTGGTGAGGACATCGTGTCCGATTTTCCCATGAGTATTGAGGTGAAGAATCATACTCGGACGGATTTGGCGGGATGGTGGAAGCAAGCGCAAGAGCAAGCCGGCACCGCCATGCCCGTGGTGATCCATAAACGTGTGGGTAAGTCCCGCGCGGAGGACTGGTGGGTGACCATGGACCTGCAAACGCTTCTCGATTTGGTAAAAGTGTTCCAGTGGGAAGAATCCGCGCAAGAGGTCATCGAAAAGATTGCTGCGGAGGTGGAAGATGTCGATCGGTAAAAAGTCGAAACTAAACCTCGCCCAAAAACGGCGCATAGTATTTGTCCGCGATGGTGAGACGTGTATAGCGAAGGGTGTGTTTGGTTTTTGTGGTGGTGACCTTACCTTGCAACATCGGGCTGGTCGGGGTATGGGCGGCAGTGCGGAGCGTGACGGGTTCGACAACCTGGTCACTATGTGCATGATTCACAATGAGCTTGAGACGGCGAGCGCGGATTTCCATCGGTTGTGTGTGAAGTTGGGGTGGTCGATGCCGCGGTGGGTGCACGATCAGGGGTTCGCGGATGTGGTGCCGGTGTGGTATCCCGGCAAAGGGTGGTTTTTGTTGGAGGATGATGGGCGTGTGTCGATTTTGGATGAGCGGACTGCGAAGACTACGATGATTAGCATTTACGGTCCGGGGTTTATTGGAGACCCGACCACGCATCCATCGGCGTAGTATTATGGTTAGATAACTAAATAGAGATGGACCCCCGCGGGTGGAATGCGAGGGCCCATCATGAAAACCGATGAAGCGACCATCGGCTGGGTTCAAGTCTAGCCGATAGAAAGGTTAGACAAATGGAAACAGAGCCAGGAATATTTCGCCCAGAGTTCCCGATTGACTCGAACTTTACGATGGTGCCAAACGCACTCATTAGGGATCAGGAGCTCAGCCCAACGGCCAAGCTGCTACTGATTTACCTATTCAGTCACAAGGTCGGGTATCAGATTCTGGATGACCAGATTATGCGTGAGACCGGTCTTGGTCGGCACGCCTTGAGAACGGCCAGGAACGAGCTCGAAGAGTGGTCATTCATTGAACTGGTCAGAGTTCGCCAGGATGACAATAGCTGGGGAGGTTACCGTTACGAGCTCGGAGACCCCAAAGGTTACTTTTCCACTGTGGACTCTTCCACTGTGGCTCATTCCACTGTGGAGTCTTCCACTGTGGGAAACCCACCTGACAATAGAAAACCAATTCCTAATAAGACCAAGTTAGATAAGACTAAAGAGATAGAAGAACAGTTTGATTTTTTTTGGTCTATTTATCCTCGACGAACTGGAAAACAAGCCGCTAAGGCTTCGTTTGAAAAAGCCGTGAAAGCGGTGGGGCTGGATAAGGTGATGGATGGCGTTCGCGCACTTGCTAATGACCCCAACCTGCCAGCTGAACAGTTCATCCCTAACCCGGCTACTTGGCTTAACCAGGGTCGGTGGGATGATGACCCTTATCCGGCGAAGCATGTGGATCGGAAGCCGACGGCTGCGGAGCGGACAGCGCAACTTATACACGGCGCACGTGCCAGGGACGAACAGGAACTCATCACTAAAGGTATCGGCGCGGGGCCGGACTTTGGTGGAATGTTGAAGGGGATAGACGGATGAACCGGGAAGAAACGGTCAAAGTGTTGACGATGGTTTCAGCGTTGGACGGTCGCACTGCGGATGAAATGCAGGTCGAAATGTGGTTGGAAATGTTCCGCAACTTTTCGTTTGATCAGGTGAAGGCGGCGATTATTCCGGCGTATAAGGAATCCGATAAAGGGTTCCTAACGGCTAAAGGAGTGTGGGATGTATTGCGCCGTGAGGCGGCTATTCCGGGGCCGAAACAGTGGATTAGGGATTTGCATAACATTGGGGAACATTTTGCTTGTGAACATTATGATTGTTTGCAGTGGTCGGAGGAAGACAAAGTGAGGGGTGTAAGTCGATGAACGGGTCGGAACCGCAACCTCGGTGTTTGGCTCATGGGTTGGACATTATGCAGTGTGGGGTGTGTATTGGGTTGCTTGTGAACGAGGCCGGGCATTTGTATGGTGATCGGTTGCATGAGTGGGCGAAGCAACATGTTTATGATCCGGAGTCGCTTGTTGAGAATATGGAGCCTGTGTGATGAAACCGAAGATTGTGGTTGATGGTGCGCGTGTGTTTTTGGGTGATTGTCGAGATGTCCTAAAAAGCCTCCCCGATAATTCGGTCGATTCGATTGTGACCGATCCGCCGTATGAGCTCGGCTTCATGGGTAAAAAGTGGGATAGCTCGGGCATTGCTTACGACGTGGATGTGTGGTCGGAGTGTTTGCGGGTGTTGAAACCTGGGGGTCATGTGTTGGCGTTTGGTGGGTCGAGGACGTGGCATCGTTTGGCTGTGGCGATTGAAGACGCGGGTTTTCAGTTGCGGGATAGTATCGCGTGGCTTTACTCCACAGGATTCCCTAAGTCGTTGGATGTGTCGAAAGCGATAGACAAGAGCAACGGCGAAACTGGTCGGAAGTTCAAGTTTACGAAGTGGATGAGAACGACGGGTTTGACGGCTCGCAAGATCGACGAAATTACGGGCACGAATATGGGTGGGCACTATCTGACGGATAAAAGTCAGCCTGCGATTCCTACGGCTGAACTTTGGGCGGTGTTGCGCCCTCATTGTGGTGATGTGCCTGGGTGGGTTGATGAGTTGGTGGCGCGTATTGAGGCTGAGCGTGAAGTCATAGGGCAACACGAAGCTCCGGCCAAAAGCATTTACTCACAGGGCGAAAATGAATTGTCAAAAGATGTCGCACTAACGGCCCCAGCGACCCCGGAAGCTCAGAAGTGGCAGGGGTGGGGTACTGCCCTTAAACCGGCGTTTGAACCTGTTGTGGTGGGTAGGAAGCCGATACAGGGGACGGTTGCTAACAATGTGTTGGAGTGGGGTGTGGGTGGGTTGAACATTGACGGCAGCAGAATAAAAGCGCAAGATGCACCCGAAGGGCGTTCTCGTCATGGCGGTGGAATTGCAGGCAATGGAACTTCCTACGAGTTGCCAGACAGTGTGAGCAAAATGCCTGCGGGTCGTTGGCCTGCGAATGTGATTCTTGATGAGGTGACGGCAGGGTTACTGGATGAACAATCAGGGGTTAGCAAACCGAAACCAGGTCGCACAGGTCGAAAAGGTGGCAACAACGGTGCGCTTGGTGAGTTTGCTGGCAGTAGTCCTGATGCGATAGGTGTTTGGCCGGAGGATCTTGGCGGTGGGGCTTCACGGTTTTTTTATGTGGCTAAGGCTTCTAAGCGTGACCGGAATGAGGGGTTGGAGGAGTTAGAGGCTCGCAGGAACGGCAAAATGATGCGCCGAGCCAACAACACAAGCGATGAGCCATCTGCTGGGTTTGAAAGATTTGATACTGAGCCGGCTAAGAACTTCCATCCCACGGTGAAACCGACACAACTAATGCGATACCTGATAAAGCTGGTTACACCGGCTGGGGGCACAGTGCTTGATCCGTTCACCGGTTCGGGGTCTACGGGTAAGGCGGCACTGTTGGACGGGTTCGAGTTCATTGGAGCAGAGCTCACCGGAGAGTATTTGCCGATTATTGAGGGCCGGTTGAAGTGGGCTGTTGAGAATCGGGAGTCGGTGTGATGAAACCTGCTGCTGGTGTTCCGATGTGGGTTGAGCCGTGGGAACCATTAACCTCGGATGCGATCGCGCTTTTCTGTGATGCTGACCGGAGGCCACGCGATGCCGGAGAAACCCTCATTGTTCGGGTTATTCCGCTACCATAATTCGGGTGGCGAGGATTAATTGTGTTCGATGCGGGTTTGAGTGGCAAGTCGCTACTCAGCGAAAGCCGGAGAACTATTGCCCGTCATGTCGTGCACGTGAAATCCAAACCGTGGACATTGGTGGTGATAAATGTCACCCGTGGCATGGAAGATTTGACGTGGATCAAGTAACACCGATAACTGAAGAAGGAAGTGTGTTTAGGCCGGGCCGCAGGTTGTGTGGTCATAGTGACTGTGTGAACAGTCGTCACATTGTAGAAGGAGATTAGGAATGGCTATTCAGATTGAGTTTGAGGGTTATGTGAACGAGGTTAAACCGTTCGATTGGGGGACGGTGTATAACGTGGGGCACCGTCAGGTGATTAAGAATGCGGCGGGTGAGTGGGAGACCGCCGGATACGACTACTTTGATGTGTCCACGCAGAAGGGCACGCCTGAAGTGCCGAAGGATACGAAAGTTCGCGTTAAGGGCACTTTGAAGACTAAACGTTTCGACAAGAAGGATGGGTCGAAGGGGATTGCGTTGCAGGTGCGCGCGGTCGAACTGGAAGCCCTGGAGAAGAAGCCGGCTTCGGTGCCGGAGATGCAGCAGGTGTGGCCGGACTTGAAACAGGTTCCGGCTGATAACGCGCCCTTCTGATAGGTAGGCTTGGCGTGTAAGTCTTGACCGGTTGGATTGAGGCTAGATTAGGTCCCGTTTCGGCGGGACTTTTTCTTTTCCGACACGCCGGGACAATGAAAGCCGGTAAACTGGTGCAAGCGTGATTAACCTGGAAACATAAACCAGGGAGGACAGCAAATGCTAGAGAACCTATTAGAGGCCAGACGGGACAACCACGGCCCCGGCGGATGCAAGGTCGCCAAACTATTCGAAAAAATCGAAACCAAGGATGCAGACATCCTGGCCAACGTCCTCGAAAACGAAGACAACTACTCCACGCTAGGAATCTTCAAAGGGTTACGTGAGTCTGGGATAGATGTTGGTTACGGGAGCCTTCATCGGCACCGTCGGGGCCTGTGCGCGTGTTGGAGGCCTAATGCTTGAGAACCTGCAATCCGCAGCACAAGTGAAATCAAAACCTAAAGTGGTCCCCGCCATCGAGTTTGATGGCCAAGAGGGCACCGCTGTAACACCGGGTTACGATGCCGAGCCGGAAAACTTTGACGAGTTCCTCATCGACGCAGGCCTCGACCCTGCCGATATTGAAGTAATCCCACCCGTTCGCACGTCCCGTTGGCAACAGCAAAAGGACGGCGAGCTCGTTTGGCTCACGTCCTACCGTTTCACCTTTAGGCGACGTAAAGGTGAGATAGACCTACCACTTGTCATGGCTAACGCTCGCAAGAAAGCGAAAAAGCCGACACCCAAGACCACCAATGACACCGCCCTAGTAGTGCTCTGGTCTGATCTCCAACTCGGCAAGGTTGACGTCCGCGGATCGACACCGGACCTGTTGGAGCGTATCGAGCTCACTAAGGCACGTTTGTGGGAGATTGTGAAGCGTGAGAAGCCGTCACAGGTTATCTTCGCAGACCTAGGCGATACTGTCGAGAACTTCCAGAATGCGGCAGCCCAACAACAACTCGCAACTAATGACCTGAGCATCATGGAGCAGGTGGATTTGGCTACATCGCTCGCGTGGGAACACATCCGATGGTTAGCCGAGAAGGTGCCACAGGTCACCTATGCCAGTGTAGGAAGTAATCACTGTCAGTGGCGGTCAAATGGGAAGCCGATAGGGAAGTCGACAGACGACTGGGGTGTGTTCATCGGACGACAGCTTGCACGCCTAGCCAGTGAGACTGGACACGACAACATTAGATTCCTGGAACCACAACCACATCATGAGTCACTCGCTGTCGATGTGTTCGATGACGGGTTCCACATCCTCGGTATCGTCCACGGTCACCAGGTAGCAAGGCCCGACAGGATGCCGACATGGTGGCGACAACAAGCCTTCGGTGCCCAACCCGTAGCAGATGCTTCCATCCTCGTACACGGCCATTTCCACCACCTCCGCATCCTCGAAATGGGTTCAGTGGATCGTGGTGAAAATCCGGCATCACGGTTCCTCATTCAAGCCCCCACCATGGACAACGGCTCCAGTTGGTTCCGCAAATTCTCTGGTGAGGATTCCCAACCAGGCTTAGCCGTATTCACCCTAGAACGCGGCACAGACTTCACCGGCACAGTCCACAAAATATAGAGAAAGGTAAAACCATGTCAGACAATGAAGCAATGCTCACCCGCCTAGCACAACACCGTGAACGCATGGCAGAAGCCGGCAACCTCACCACAGCCCGGTTCGACAAATCCCAACACAACCTGCTCACACAAGAAATCGTGGACTACTGGCGCGACATGTCCGCCTATTATGACCGCGAACATGACGGGTAGATTCAACCGACCCTGCCTCAAGTGTGGTGTGCTCACCCGTAACGGAACATATTGCGAAGAACACCGACCAATAAAGGTCGACTCACCTGAACGCAAAGAAAAGAAAAGACGCCAATACGGTGGCGCATACCAGAGGCTAGCCAAACAGGTCAGACAAACCGCAACCTACTGCCACATATGCGGTCAAGGTTGGAAACCAAACGACCCCTTCGAGGCAGACCACGTCATACCAGGGTCCATGGCAGGCGGACTCGCACCAGCACACCGTAGTTGCAACCAAAAAAAATCCAACAAACAATAAACACAAACCAACACCCACCCCCACCAGTCCCCCCCCACCCCCCCCCACCCCTAC